TCCGCAATTATCAGTTTACCGCGAGAGGGGATTTAATGCCATATCCGCTCCCGTTTTACGTCAACGGAAACAGGGACAAGACTGTCTGCAGCCTGAACATCGACCGCAGGGCGTTGTCCCTCCACCACCCTGCACCGCAGGGTAGTCTCAGGCGACACTAACACGAATCAGGTAATCCGCTCAGACCAATCTGGCGATCAGGAGTTCTCGGCCCATTTGCGCAGGCCGTCATCTTTCGGGTTGTCCAGCACGATTTCCAGACGGACATAAAGATCCCCCGGCGGGCTCGTCTTCACGCCCTTGCCCTTCAGACGCAGCTGCGCGCCGGTGTTCGAGCCTGCGGGCACTTTCAGCGACACGGAGCCCGACGGCGTCTTCACGTCCACACTGCCGCCCAGCACAGCCACTTTCAGACTGATCGGCAGTTTCATGCGCAGGTTCTTGTCGTCGCGCTCCCAGATGCTGGAGGGGCGCACGTCCACTTCCAGCAGCGCATCACCCGGCGGGCCGCCATAAGGCGATTGCTGGCCCTGGCTTTTCAGGCGCAGCGTCTGTCCGGTGTCGATCCCGGCAGGAATGTTCACGTCCAGCGCCCGGCCGTCTGCCATGGTCATCCGGCGGCGCGCGCCCAGCACGGCATCCTCGAAATCGACCTGAACCCGGTAGCGCACGTCGCGGCCCTTCTGGGGGCCGGGGCCGCCGCGCCGTGAGCGGCTGCTGAACATGCCGGAAAGGATATCCTCGAACGGGTCGCCCTGTGCGCCTTCGAAGGGGCTCGCGCCCGAGCTGCTCTGCCAGCGGTAGCTGCCCGCGCCGGGGCCAGCGCCCGGATGCCCGCCGCCGGGAAAGCCGGTCGGATTACCGTCGCCGTCAATCTCGCCGCGGTCGAATTTCGCCCGCTTTTCCTTGTCGCCGAGGATTTCATAGGCGGAGGAAACCCGCTTGAATTCCTCTTCCTTCTTCGGGTCATCCTTATAGGTGTCCGGATGCAAGGCTTTCGCCTTGGTCCGATACGCCTTCTTGATCTCCGCCTCTGTGGCAGAGCGCGGAACGCCGAGCACGATATAGGGGTCGATCGCCAAGTGAGCCGAATCCTTCTGATGAACAATTATCTGGCCTACAGTTAAGGTGTCATGAGGGGGATTGAAAGCCACCGCCCTCTGCGGCCATCTGCGCCAATTTCGGCCACACGGGCGGCAATTGCCCCCTCAGGGACAGCGACCGACGGCATTTCCACGCTCACAGGCCCGCCAAAGCCGCCGCCCGTATCGAACGCCACATCGAACCGGCCGGTATTCTCAGCCTCCGGCAGGGCCCAGCTTTCCGGCACATCCAGGCCGCGCCGCACCCAGCTGAGCGTCTCATTGACCGCCCGCAAATGGCACACGGGCCAGGGGCGACCGGCCTCATCGGCAAAGGACAGCGTTTCAGTTTCCTCCGAACCTGCCGGGCGCCACACCAGATCCACCCCGATCTCGCCGCCCGCCACACCTGCCAGCGCGTCAGACCCATCCAGCAACAGCACCCGCGCGCCAGCCACCGCCGCAGCGCCGGGGCTGCCCTGCTGCCCGCGCAGCAGGTCCGACAAGGCCCACCGCTCCGGCCCGACCAGTTCGGCAGTCTGGAACTGCACCAGCTCCCAGCCCTCCTCCGTTTCCAGCAACAAGGCATTCCCGCCGGACAAGACCTGCCCGTCCGGCAGGCTGGCGAACGCGCCCGCCGTGTCGACCAGAAGCGTATTCGCCCTGTCCCACCGCCCCACCGGCCCGGCGCCGATGCCTTCCGCCAGACGCCCCGTCACCGCCGGACGGGACAGCACGACCCGCTCGCTCATCGCCCCCGCCTCAAGCCCCGCCAGCACGCGCACCTCGCCCGGCCAGGGATCGGCCCAGGCCGCGACGCGCACACCCGTCGCCTCCCCCTGCCTCAACGGTCCGTCGATCAGAACAAGATCCACCCCGCCGAATACGGCCGCCGCCTCGGGCACCCCGCCGCTGCCAACGGACCGCACACGCGTCGCAGCGGGCAGGTCTTCAGCCAGCGACAAGGCCCGCACGGCGCCGCGATCCGTCACCTCATCGACCCGCCAGATCGCGCCGCCATCCAGCCGCACGTCGTCGCCCGGCTCAATCGCAAGCCCGGACAGCGGCAGCGAGATCTCCGCCGTCTCCACACTCGCATTCTGCGCCAGAAGACGCCGGGCCACATTCCCCGCCTCAATCGATGACATCACAAGCGGCAGGCTGGTATCGGCAACAAGCCGCACATCGCCGCCCGCAATCCGCGCCTCCGCGAGCGCAGGCCCGAACGCGCTGGCGCCGTCGACATATTCCAGCCGCAAGCGCTGCGCCGACTTGTCCACACGCCGCCGCGTCTGGATGAAGCCCGCCTCACCGATCCGTTCCCGGTCGATCTCGTGAACCGGCCCGTCGCCTTCCATGCGGAAGACGATGACGCCGTCCCGTTCCACCGCCTCAAACCCGAAGGCCAGCTTCAACGGCTCCAGCGCCCCGCGCACGCTGTAAACGCCGTCCAGCGCAAAACCCTGCACCACGCCGTCCAGCGCGGACGCATCGACCGGCTCCACCCCGCCGCGCGCGCAGATGTCGCGCACCACATCCCCCAGCGTGGCCAGTCCCGCCCGCCCGTTCAGCCAGTGCCCGCGCGCCCAGTTGTCGCCATCGCCCCAGACGTCATCGCGCAAAGGCCAGGCCGGGAACGGTCGCGCATCCCACGCCCAGACCATCGCCGCCTCCACCAGCGGGCTCGCCTCCCAGTGCGCCAGCGTTACGGCCAGCGCCCGGCGCTGAAACACATCGTCCCGCGTGCCGGTCGAGTATGGCGGCAAGGCGCTCTCGCTGCTCTTCGGATCGTAGAACAGGTTCGGCGCATTGCCGCCCTTGTCCACCGCGCCGAAGCCGATCTCGCTGAGCCGCACAGGCTTTGACCCCGGCACCCAGCCCGTCAGCGCCGCCGCCCGCACGCCGCCAGGGCGCGGATGGTGCAGCGCCCCCGCCCAGCCAGAGAGGTCCTTCTGCCGGAACACCCAGTGCTCGCCATGGGCCGTGTCTTCGATGGGTGTACGGATCTGTGCGTCCCGATCCGCCTGACTGGCATAATACCAGTCCCACGCCTCTCCCCCGCTCAACTGATATGTCAGATAATCCGCATCATCCGGCCCGCTGAAGCCTGCCAGCGCGTCCAGATGCGCCGCGCCCTCGCGCCAGTCACCCATGGGCGGATACCAGTCCACCCCAACGAAATCCACGTCCGCGCTGGCCCACAGCGCATCCAGCGGGAACAGCACATCGCCGCTGCCATCCCCCGGCACATAGGCGCCATACTCCGTCCAGTCCGCCGCGTACGAAACCTTCGCCCCCGGCAGGATCGCCTTGACCTCCGCCGCCAGCGCCACCAGCGCTTCGACAAACGGGAACGCCCCCGCCTCATCGCGCACCCGTGTCAGCCCCACCATCTCGCTGCCGATCAGAAAGGCCTCCACCCCGCCCGCCTCCGCGCACAGCTCCGCCGCGTGCAGGATGAAGCGCCGGAACCCGTTTTCCCGGTGCACGAAGTCATCAATCTCACTCCGCGCCGCCGCCGTGCCATCCGCGCTCACCGTAACCCGCCCGCGCCAGGGGAAGCCGTCGCAGTCCATGAACAGGAAGGGCGAGAACGTCACGGCCAGCCCGCGCGATGTCATCTCGGCAATCGCCTGCTTCACGCACGCATCCGACGGCGTGCCGCCATAGTTCGGACGGTCACCGTCATCGCGGGAAATCAGATAGGCATCTGCCCGGCCAATCCCCGCCACGCTCCAGCCCTGCGGCACGGTTGTCCGCGTCCGTGTCTCCACGCCCGGATGGATTTCGCAGTCGCCCGTCGCCACGCTGGTGCCGAACCAGCCGACCGTCAGCGACGCCCGGTTCACGCGCGGCAGGTCCGCCTCCAGTTGGTCCAGCGAGACCAGAAAATCCGCCCGCGCCTCGCCGGAATTTGAATTCAGCGCAACGTCCTGCCCCGCGCGCACACGTTCGGACACGATCTCCGTCGCATAGACAAATTCACCGGACGCCGGTATCACGTTCACGCTCGTCACCGACGCGTCCAGCCCCGCCGTCTCCGCCCCCAGCGGCACACGGACAATCTCAAAGCTCAGCTGCGGAATGCGCGTGCCGAAATCCTCCAGCGGCAAATCCTCGAACACGATATAGGCCGTGCCGCGATAGGCTGGCGTTGCACCCTCGATCATTTCAATCAGCGGGTCCGGCGCCTGATCTTCCTCCCCGCGATACAGGCGGTACGTCACCTGTGACAGGTCGAACGCTTCCCCGTTCGCCCAGGCCCGCTGCACCGCCAGCACCGGCCCCTCGCCCAATGCCACCGCAAAGCTGACCGTATAATCATACGTCGTCACGCGCGGCCCGCCCTTGCTGCCGGAGGACCGCGTCGTGCGATGCTCCCGAAAGCGCGACGCCCAGATCACCTGCCCCGCCACACGCATCCGTCCATAGACGGACGAAATGCCCACCCCCTCGCGGGACTCCATCACCGGCAGAGACGCCACACGCGGCCCGGCCACCGGCGGCGCAAGACGCGCATCGATCAGGCTGCCCGCCAGCGAGCCTGCCGCCCGCCCGATGGCGGCGCCGGCCACGTGTGAGCCGAGCAGTTTCAGCCCCTGCGGCAACAGCTGCCGCCCCAGCGCCGCGCCTGCCTCCGCCAGTACGATCTGCGCCATGCCTAGTCCTCCAGTCCCGGAAAGCGGAACGCCGCCACCACCCGCCGCTGCCACCACGGCACCAGCCGCGTCTCCACCGCCGACCGCCCCCAATAGGCATGCACCAGCGTGCCCGTGCCGGTCGCAATGCCGCAATGCTTCGCCGGCACACCTGTCGCCATACGGAACAAGAGCACATCGCCTGCGCCCGCCGCTCCAACAGGCACTTCGACCAGATGCCGCCGCGCCGCCTCCAGCAACGTCTCCTCGCCCAATGCCTCGGCCCAATCCGGCGAGTAGGCCGGCGCGGCTTCCGGCTCTGCCCCAACCAGTTCGCGCCACACGCCCCGCACCAGGCCAAGGCAATCACAGCCCGCACCCTTCAGGCTCGCCTGATGCCGGTAGGGCGTGCCGATCCAGCCCCGCGCCGCCGTTACGATGTCCGCCCGCTTCATCGCTTGCCCCCGTCATTTCCGCTCACCGCCGGGCCTTCCAGTACGAATTCCGCCCCCGGAAGATGCGGGAAGCCCCGGAAGTTTTCCGTATTGCCGAACACGTCCCGGCAGGTGCTGAATTGCTGGTCGCAGGTGAGGCCGGGAAACGCACCCGTCTCGACGCCGCACCGCGCATCGCCCAGCACCGCGTCGCAGGCGCGCGCATAGACGCGGCCCACCGGGCGTTCGAGGTCCGCCTTCAACGACACCAGCTCCGCCTCAAACCCGCCGGGCCCGCGCGTCACATCGCTGAGCCGCCCGCTCCAGACGGTGACGAACAGGTCCGACCGCTGCCAGTCGACGCGCAGCACATCCACCCGCGCGCCATCCCACAGGCCCGCCGCAAGGTCCGCCTCCGTGATCGCGTCATCGGCCAGCACACCGCCCGCAGACGCCTGTCCCGGCTGCAGCCCCGCGCTCTGCGTGAATGCCCCCGCGCTCAGCGCCCCGCCCGGCAGATACGTCACCCCGTCGACCGCCAACGCGCGATCATGCTCGGTCGCCGCCAGCACGAAGCCATCCCTGCGCGTCAGGCGCCAGCAAAGGCAGGTCGTCGTCGCCCCAGCGGCCAGCCGCGCGGCAAATTCACTCTCGATCAAGCGCATGCCTCACCCTACCAGTTCAATCAGCGGAATGCTCAGCACACGGCCCGCCCCGAAGGCTTCAAGGTTCACGTCCAGCCGGTCTGTGTCGAACCGCACCGGGCAATCGAAGCGATACCCCGCCGTCACCACCGCACCCTCTGCCGGGGCGGCGCCAAGCGTCACCATGCCCGTCGCTACGTCCACACTGGCCGCCACACCGATGCCGTCCACGGCCACCACAACACTGCCCGCCACCGGTTTCAGGATACGCCGCGAATAGTCGCCATAGGCCTTGACCAGATGAAACACCGCCCGCGCCCCGTCGCCCGTACCGATCACCTGATCTACCGCGCTCACCGCCGCCCCCGGCGCGCCGCTGCTATCATCCAGCGCGTCGCGAAAGCGGAACCCGTTCAGTCGCCCGCCGCGCGCCTCAAAAAAGCTGACCACGGCCTGCAACATCTCGATCCGCGTCACGGCGCTGCCCACGTCCCAGCGCCGGCGAGAGCCTGCCCAGGTCGCATTGCGCGCCTCGGCCCCGCTCGCCAGCGTGACGACTTCCGTGCGCCGCTCCGGCCCGCCACTCGCGGCCAGCGCCAGCGGCACGGGAAAGCTCACCTCATGGAAATTCGCCAGACTCACAGAAACCGCCCTCCCTGACCCACCAGTCGCGCCAGCACGGCGCCAATCGCATTGCGCCCGCCCACAGCCGCAGACTGTTCCGTCCCCGGCGCAAAGTTCATATTCACATTCAT